AACAACCAGATCACAGGCCTCACCGATTGGATCAGTATTCTAAACAGTGTGCTGTCTTCGGATGCCACCATCGATGGATTACGCATCGCTGAACCCGATGGCAACGACGCCCGCAACCAACGCCGCCTCGCAGGCTTCGGACCCTCTGCATCCCAGTCATCAGCAGGCACCGCCCAACAGCAGCCACAGGGCCGCAGTCCAGCCGAGCAGTCAGGGATAGACAGCAATCGGGCCCTGCTAGAGAGACTGCGCCAAGGCCTCGCTGCAAACACCAGCCTAACCTCTGCCGAGCGCGGGAGACTAGAGACTGCCTTTGATCAACTGGGGGACAACCTTGGCACCGAAGCCGCCCTTGCTGCTATGGATGTCGTAAGCAGGCTTAAGTCAGACGGCATTAGCGAAAGCCTAATCAACCGACACATCATGCCGTATGTCGAGCGTGTTCTGCGCCAGCAAGCCCGCAAGATTGTCAACTTACGCAAAGCAGGCACTAGCGGAAGTGGACTGGGATCTCTTAGCGGAGATGGACGCGGAGGACGAGGGCCAACCGGTCCCGATGCAGGACAATCCTTCGACCAAGACCTCGCCCAGCAAGGGAATACTGGAGTCCTAGCGACCCCTCCTGCCCAGCCGCCACAACAGCAATCCCCCTTCAACATGAAGTCGCTCGTCAACAAGATGTTCGGCTCCCAGCCTGCCACGCCCGATCAGGTGAAGGCGCAGTTACCCGTCGTGCGCCCTGTCTTTGAGATCGGTAAGAAGGGCACTAAGTACGAGAACGGCATCCAAGACATCGACACGGCGCTTGCGCTTGCGAAGGCTCTAAATATCACCGTTAAAATGTTTGATGACCAAAAAGCAATGATTTCTGACTTTGGTAAATCTAATAACGAAATGGTGCGGGGGGCATTTACGAGGGGGCAATCTAATCAAGAAGGCACTGTCTGGGCTTTAAATCCAAACGCCTACGCCCCTAAGCTTGGTCGGGTTACTGATTTGCTGGGCCTGACTACTCTATTACATGAGATCGGCCACGGCATTGCCACAGGGCCCTCTGGCTTTGGTTTTACAAATGAGATTGATGCCAAAGGTTACAATGATCTGACTGGGCAACGTCCTCTTTACAATAGCCGTAGCTTTGAGAGTGCTTTGATGCCCTATTTGGAAACAGAGGGCGCAAAGAACAAAAGTGCTATCGTCAAAGAGCTTATAAATCTACAAGACAAGGTTGAAGTTTATTTAGAAAACAACCCGAAAGAAAAGAGAGAAATACGCACTCTTGCCTCCGCAATAGAATACTTTGAACAAGAGAAAAAGGCTCATGCGGAACTGCTAGGGTCAGAAGATAACTTTATGCAGCAAGCATTTAAAGACCACGAAAAGAAGCTTGATAACCACCGCACTTACATCCGAAGCCTTAAAGAAATCGCTGTTGACCCTGTGTGGGTGTACCTTGCAAACCCAAAGCTTGCAAAGAAGGTGATGCCGCTTACGACCAAGGTTTTGCAAGAGCAGTTTCGCAACGCCCAAAACCCGCGCATTCAATTCTTCAGTCACCCTTTTGCCGTATCTCTGGCCGTCGTTCTCGCCATGATGCTCAACGGTCGCGCCGAGGAAGAAGAGGAAGAACAAATGAGACAACAGATGCCTGCGGGCGCGTTGTCACCCCAAGCCGGTGCTCTGTCACAGCAACAGCAGTTCGCCGCGTAACTAATAACCTAATAAGGAGAGCACCTTACAATGCGTATCACAGCACTTGATTTCGTTGACATACTTAAGCAGCTTGAGTGGCTGCGCGGAGCGTCCCTGTCAGGCCCCGACAAATTGTCGATCTACAAAGAGATGGAAGCCGCGTTGCCACCTGACCAGCTTTGCGGTGCGGCACAGCAATCACTGAGAATTGTTAAGCAGGAGCTAGCCAATGGGCGCACCAAAGAAGCCCCGAAAACGGGCAGCAAAAGAAGAACTAAAGTATCCGCAAAAGAGCACACCAAAGCAGAATAACTATTTCACTAATCTAATGAAGACGCCAGAAGGCCGCGCTCTAAGAAAGCAATGGTCAAACAAGCCCAGAAAGAACGCAGGCAGGCCAGTCGGTGTAGTCGATGGTTATACAGCAGCACAGCTTGTACCAATCAGAGAAAAGGCCAGAGCAGAAGCAGACAAGGTGGTCGAGATCATGAGTGATCAATTTGACATAAACGATGAGTACAGCAAGGAAGCCCTCCGCGCTGCAGTAGCCATCATGCGAGAGCCTTCCCAGAACCGCGACAAGCTGACGGCTGCACGGCTGGTCTTAGACTTCACTAGATCGAAGCCAGCGGCCAGCGTAGAGGTCACTGTGGGCAAAGCTGAGAGCTTCTTGTCATCGTTACTGATTGAGCACGACGGGCCACAGGATGAGCCGCTGCAGTTAGAAGACAAAGAAGAGAGCACAGATGACAGCATTAGACCCCAAATTGGTAGCAGTGAGGAAACGCCTTCTAAATGACTTCAGTTTCTATGCGCCCAGCGCACTAAAGATCCGCACCAAGGCGGGTGAGATTGCACCGCTCAAACTAAACAACGCCCAGACCATCCTTAACGATGCCGTCGAGGAACAGATGGCGTCTGAAGGCAAGGTCAGGATCATCATCCTCAAAGCTCGTCAGCAAGGGTTGTCAACGTATACTGGTGGCTATCTCTACTTCAGCGTCAGCCAACGTAACGCCAGCAAGGCGATGGTCATCACACACCACTCGGACAGTACTCGCGCTCTCTTTGACATGACCAAGCGTTACCATGAGAATTGTCCTGAGATCCTTAAGCCTCACACCAAGTACTCGTCACGCCGAGAACTGAGCTTCGACGTGCTCGACAGCAGCTTTGTGGTCGCGACAGCAGGCGGTGAGAGTATTGGTCGGGGCGAGACGTTGACCCATGTTCACGCGAGTGAGCTTGCCTTCTGGCAGAAGTCTACCGCCCTTGAGAACTGGAATGGTCTGACGCAAGCGGTGCCCAACACTAACGGCACGGCGATCTTTGTCGAGAGCACAGCGAATGGTATCAGCGGTGTATTCTATGACCTTTGGAAAGGGGCCGTCGATGGGACCAACGGGTTCGTCCCTGTGTTCATCGCATGGTTCTGTGACCCCGATTATCGTGAGCCCGTCCCCGACAACTTCGAGCGCACCCCCGACGAGGAAGACCTTGCTGCCGAGTATGACCTCGATGACGAGCAGCTTATGTTTCGCCGTCGCAAGGTCGCGCAGAACGGCCTCGATCTTTGGAATCAAGAATATCCAAGCTTTCCAGATCAAGCGTTCCTGACAACTGGGCGACCAGTGTTTAACCCCGACAAGCTCCTGTCTCGTTTGTCTGAGACCGAGGAGCTACAGCAACGGCTGGCCCTTGAGGGCGGCGAGTGGCTCGACAACGCTCGGGGAGAGCTTTCGATCTATAGACCCCACGTTGACGGCGAACAATATGCCATAGGAGCCGATGTTAGCATGGGCGTGCGAGGCGGTGACTATAGCTGCGCTCAAGTGCTCGACAGTAAAAAGCGTCAGGTCGCTGTGTGGCGCAGTCATGTGCATCCCGACTACTTTGCGAACGTGCTCTATGCTCTGGGCGAGTATTACAATGAGGCCTTGATTATTGTTGAGAACAACAGCCACGGTATTCTGACGTGTACGCGGCTCGGCAAAGACATGGCCTATCCCAACTTCTACACAGAGGTCCAAGTCGATAAGCTGACAGACCGCGAGACCGTGAAGCTGGGTTTCACTACGACGTCCAAGACCAAACCCCTGATCATCGATCAGCTACGAGCTAGTCACCGCGACGACGAGCTAGAACTTAATTGCAAGGTCACGATCCGCGAGATGCTCACGTACATTGTGACCGAAAGCGGCGCGATGGAGGCCGAGTCTGGCTGCTTTGACGATTGCGTCATGTCGCTGGCCTTAGCCAACCACATCCACGAAGGCGCTTGGGAGCCTATAGAATCTACCGACGATCATTACATAGAGATGGTATGACATGAAAACCAAAGATTACAAAAAGCTGGACGACGAGGGCATCGTCAAGATCCTTGATGCCAACATTCGCCGCAGCGTTGGTTACTATGACAGCCAGATCAGCAGAGAACGCAAGAAGGCAGTCGATTATTACAACGCCACCCTGCCCAAGAAGGCCCACGACGGTAACAGCAGCTATGTCAGCATGGACGTCTATGACAGCGTCGAGTCGATGAAAGCTGCGCTGCTTGAGACCTTTGCCAGCGGCAACAAGACTGTACGCTTTTCCCCACAGAACGCCGACGACGTTAAGATGGCGGAGGTTTGCACTGAATACACCGACTACGTGGCCCACCGGCAGAACGACCTCTACTCTGTAATGAGCACCGCTATCCACGACGGCCTCATTGCCCGCTGCGGCATTGTTCGCGTCTACTGGAAAGAACAGACAGAGAGCCACCTAGAGTATGTCGAGGACCTCACAGAAGACGAGCTTGATGCCGTGCTTGCTCAGGACAACACCGAGATCGAAGAGATCGAGGAAAGCCTCGGCTTTTACAGCGGTGACATTCGCGTGACGCAAGACACCTCTCAGGTTGTTATTGAGAACGTCGCCCCCGAGGAGTTTCTGATTGAGCCGCAAGCACGGGATCTCAATGACGTTTTATTCTGTGCTCACCGGTCAACTAAGACGATCTCAGAGCTTCGACAAATGGGTTACGACGAGGAACTGATCGACAAGATCGGAGACCACGAAGACACAGAGATGGAGACTGACCCAGAGGTCTTAGCGCGGCACGAAGAGATTGGCAGCGACCGAGGCTTCAACGCCGCTGGCTACCAGGACCAGGTTCGCTCTGTCACCTGCTACGAATGCTTCACGATGCTCGATGTCGAGGCCACCGGCGAGGCAGAGCTTTACCGCTTGGTCAAAGCTGGCAATGTCCTGCTTGAGCAGGAGCGAGTGAACCGCAAGCCCTTCGTTTGCTTTACCCCGCTGCCGATCCCACACAGCTTCTGGGGCAACAACTTTGCCTCTAAAGTAGTGCCAATCCAGAACGCCCGCACGGTGTTGACAAGGTCTATCCTTGACCACGCGATGATCACCAACAACCCGAGATACGTGGTCACGAAAGGCGGTGTTACCAACCCTCGTGAGCTTATCGATGGTCGCGTCGGCGGCATTGTTAACGTCACCCGACCTGACGCTATTGTGCCCATGCAGCAGGCACCTCTGAACCCGTTTATCTTCAATACAATCCAGATGCTGGACGAAGACAAAGAGGACACCACGGGCGTAAGCCGTCTTAGCCAAGGCACAAACAAAGACGCCGTTAGCAAGCAAAACTCAGCAGCTATGGTCGAGCAGCTTGCAACGATGAGCCAGCAACGGCAGAAGATCATCGCCAGGAACTTCGCAAACAACTTCCTGCGGCCCTTGTATCAGATTGTGTATCAGCTTTGCGTTGAGAATGAGACCGACGAGAAGGTCGTGGAGCTAGCCGGTGACTACGTCGAGATCAGCCCAGCGCAATGGGCATCAAAGCGCGATGTTACTGTCGAAATGCACCTCGGATACGGCGAACAAGAGCAAGAGGCGCAGAAGTATCTTGCGTTGCACGGGCTCATGTCGCAAGATCCGACCCTGTCTTCCATGTATCAAGCGCCAAACCAATACAAGCTGATGTCACATGTCATGGAGAACTCGGGCATTAAGAACGTCCAAGACTATCTGACACCGCCTGAGCAGCTACCGCCACCACAGCCTGATCCAGCGCAGCAGATGGCAATGCAAATGCAGCAACAGCAGATGCAGATCCAAGAGCGTCAGACCGCTTTGGCAGAAGCCAAGCAGCAGGTGGACGCGCAGATGGCACAAATGAAACTTGAGCTAGATAGCATGAAAGCACAGCAATCGTTTGCCGTGCAGAGCGACAACCTAGACCTCAAAGAGAGCCAGCTAGATCATAAGGTTATGGTCGATACAGCAGAGCTAGAGATTGCGAAGACAGCAACTGATGTCAGAGCGATAGCCTCGCCAACAGGCTAAGGCACTACCACCAAGGAGAGCACACTATGACTGAAGAAGAACTTGTCACGCAAGGTGACGAGGCAGAGCAGCTATTGTCTAGCACTGCATTCAATGCCTGCGTCAACACGTTGGTCGAAGGGACGTTCACTACCTACGTCAACTCCGACCCGTCAGATGACGCAGGACGAGAGACCAACTACCGCCACTATCGAGCACTAGTAGACGTGGCAAATACACTGAAGCAATGGGTGTCGATCCGCGATGAGATCAACGACCGCGCCATTGATAATGACGACAACAGTCGAGAGGACGAGTAGCACCATGAGTAACGTGCAATTAAACGAAGATTCTCAACCACGCAGCCTCGATGCCGATGACGCTGCGGACGCCATTCTTAGTCGCTGGGAGGACGGGGAAACCCTATCCGAAGAGGATGAAGAGGCAACGGACGACCCTCGCAACGAAGACGACGAAGATGAGACACTAGAGGATACGTCTGACGAAGATCAGGATGACGAGACCGAGCAGACCGACGAAGAGGACGACGAGGACCCCGACGAAAGCGAAGAACCCGAGACCGATGAAGCAGACGAAGTAGAGTTGTCAATAGATGACGATACTCAAGTCGAAATCATTGTTGACGGGGAAACGCAGCGGGTATCCATTGCCGCCTTGAAACGTCTGCACGGCCAAGAAGCCAGCCTGACACGGAAGTCTCAAGACCTCGCTGCCCAGCGCAAAGAGGCCGACGCTGCCTATCAAAAGGCAAGCATCAGTTATCAAACGCTTCTCGAAAGAGCAGAAGCCCGAGCCAAGCCTTATAACGAGGTAGATATGCTAGTCGCCAGCCGCCAAATGGATGCTGACGATTTTGCGAAGCTCAGGTCCGAAAGCAAAGACGCAGAAGCCGACCTAAAGTTCCTCAAAGAAGAGGCCGACGCCTTTTACCGCGATGCCCAAGACCAGCAGAAAGTGCTGCATCAGCAGGCCGCGAGTGAATGCGTAAAGGTTCTTCAGAGCCAAATGCCTGACTGGGGCAACGATGTTTACAATGACATCCGAGCCTATGCGGTCAGCCAAGGATTACCCCAAGAGCAAGTCGATCAATACGTCGATCCACAGGTAATCATGTTGCTTAACAAAGCCCGTCTATACGACCAAACCAAAGCGACTGCCGAGACTAAAAAGCAGAAAGCTAAGGTGATCAGGGCCAAGGACGGCAACAAAGGCAAGAAGATCTTAAGGTCAACCAAATCACCAGTCCGCGAGGATAGTAAGTCCCGTCGAGTTAAGAAAGCTCACGACGTGCTGAGATCAAAGAGCGGTGATGCTGATGATATAGCAGAGGCCTTACTTGCACGCTGGGAAGCCTAACCCAACTGCAACTAAGGAGGTAGCTCAATGGCTACTTACACAACCTACAATCAAGTGGGTCAAGCTGAAGACGTTTCGGGCATTAGGTAACAATGGTGCCCTTTCGCAGTAATGCGTCAAAACAAACTGTGTGAACTCAGGGAACATCCCACGCTGGACAATCCTGAGCCAAGCCCTTGCAAATGTGAGGGAAGGTGCAACGATCATCCCTTCGGGGAGTAGGGCCAAGTGGTCCGAAGCGCACAGCCCCTGTGAAAACAGGGTGATGATATGATCTGATCTATGGGGATTATGAACCTATAGCAGCCCTCGGGCGGTCTAAGCCTTACGACCTTAGACGAACACAATGCATAACCGACATAACTCCAACCGATACCCCCTTCACTTCTTTGATGAAGTCCGAGAAAACACATGCTCGTACTTTTGAATGGCAGGAAGACAGCCTTGCAGCAGCAGGCGTCAATGCCGCTATTGAAGGGGCAGATGCCACTATTGGTACTCTGACACCTACAACCATGCGATCTAACACCTCGCAGATCCTGACCAAGGCTTTCCAAGTCTCAGCCACTGCCGATGTCATCAAGACTTACGGTAGAGCAAAGGAAACCGCTTATCAACTTGGACGTGTGCTCAAAGAGATGAAGCGTGATCAGGAGCGGGCATACGTTGGTGTATCTCAAGCCGCCGTCACGGGCACAGCTTCGGCTGCGCGTAAGATGGCCTCAGTCGATCAAATGATCACGGCTGCGACAGCGGCAGGATCTGCTGCTCTGACCGAGACGCACATCCTCACTGCGGGCCAAGCTGCTTATGAAGCAGGATCGACCCCAGACGTGCTGATGATCAAGCCTGCGGACGCTTTGATCGTGGCGAATTTCGCGGCTGCGTCAGGTCGTAATCGTGAGTTTGCTAGCACCAAGACGCTGGTGAATGTGATCGATATCTATGTAGGCCCTTTCGGCACTTATAAGTGTGTGTTGAACCGTCATAGTCTCTCTACGGTTGCATGGCTGATTGACCCGTCGATGTTCAAACAGGTTGTCTTGCGCCCCTACACGCGGACCTTGTTGGCGAAGACAGGCGACTCGGACAAGCACCAGATTGTCTACGAAGGCTCAGTAAAACACATGAGTTTTGCTGACAGCCACATGATCACTGGCCTTACCTAGACCTAGGCCCGTGTAAGCTATTGAGGTCCGGCGGGACCAAGCAGACGAAGGTTGGCTGCTCTCCTTACTTCGTCTCCCCCGCCGGTCCTCTTTTCCACCACACCACAACAATATCGAGCACCCCCACACATGACAAAAGACACAAAGAACAAGCCCGCCCGCACATTGCTGGGCGTTGAAACAGAGTATTTGCAGGAGGGAGACCGTGTCACCTTTAAGAATACCCAGAACATCACCACCGCCTTCATGGATGACCTTAAAGACAGCCGAAACGCGAGTAGTGAAACCCGTGAAAAAGAGTTTCAGCGCGTTGCGTCGATACCCGTTGCCGTTCACGAACAATGGCTCCGCGAAGGCTTCGACCTCTACCAGCACAGCGTCAAAGAGATCACCAAGCGTCTGCGTGACCAGTCTCTGGACTACTTTATGGCGACGAATAAAAGGAATTAGCCCGTGAACAAAGGTGCCATCCGTACACACTTCAAGGCGCTGCTGAACCGCAGCGACTGCACGAACGCTTTGGCTGACACCTTCGTTGACCAAGGCATCTCACGCATTCAGCGCGTCCTCCGTATCCCATCAATGGAGGCCATCCAGACGTATGCGATCAGCAGCCAGACAGCGTCTATCGCCCTACCTGCGACCGCTCTGGAAGTCATCGACATCTACCACAACAACAGCGCCCTGACGCGGGTGCCCCTGCATGAGATGCTTGAGTTCAAAGCTACCGGACAAACCGGCACGGCCACGCACTTCAGCCAGCAAGGCACGACGATACTGCTGTTTCCCGAGCCCAGTAGTGGCACGGTCAACGTGAGCTACTATGGCCCGTTTGCCACTATGACAGCAGACAGCGATGAGAACGCGCTTGCCGCGACGTCCGCTGACCTAATCATGTACTCTGCGCTGTCGTATGCCGCCGACTATTTCCTTGATGAGCGCGGCCCCATCTTCGAGCAAAAGTACACCCAGTTCTTAGCTGAGGAACAGGAGCAAGCAAACGAGGCCGCGCAGTCAGGCAGTATACAAGTCATGCGGCCTAGCGCCATCTACGCGGATTGAGCGCATGGCAGTGAAGAGGCAAAACGACTGGGCAAGTGCTGCAATCGTACTGACTTTAGTTGGACAAGGTGCGGCTATCGTCTGGGCCGTCTCAGGCATGGTGAAGGACATCGAAGCCAACACGATTGACGTGCAGAAGATCTCATCCCGCATGTCTCAGATCGAGGACACAGCACACAGCCAAGCGGTCACTATGGCGCGTATCGACGCCAATCTTGAGGCGATCAGAGACGCCATAGATCTGATGGTCGCCGCTAAATACTAAGCATAGAAGTAAGGAACAACGCCCATGCCAGTGGCCGAGATATTAGCGGGAGCAGCACTGGTCAAGGCCAGCATTGATGGCATCAAAAGCACCATAGGCTCGGCCAAAGACATCAGTCAGATCACCACTGACCTAGACAACCTGTTTACCGGCGCTCAGCAAATACGCCAGCAGAAAAGACAAGCGAAGGCCACAGGGCAATCAGCGACAGAAATCGTCATTCAAGAAGAGCTGGCAAAAGAGGCCATTGAAGCGGCCAAGCAACTGATCATGGCCCGCTGGGATTGGGGTGTATGGCAGAAGGTTGTCTCGCTCCAGAAAGAGCAGGCCTTAGCCGCAAAGCACAAAGCAGCCGCTGATGCCCGTGCCGCTCAGGTCCGCAAAGAGGAACTGGAGAGCGCCGCGACGGTCGGAGCATCATTGATCCTCGGCATCCTCGTCGTCACCATAATCGCCCTCGTTGTTTGGGCCATGCAATAAGGAGAGACATATGACTATAGCAATGGAGCGCATACTTGCTTGGAAGCTTTTGCCGCGCATAATGATGATCTGTGTCATGATATTGACCTACCAAAGTGTGCATTGGTTTATGCAAATTCCCGAGCCAAACACACAGCAATCAGCGCTCGTATCCATCTGCATGGGCTCACTTAGCGGCTGCTTTGCCGTCTGGCTGGGACATGAGAAATGATCGGCGCAATAGTCTCCGCAGTAAGCGGGCTGGCGACGTCTTACATTGACGGCAAGACCGCGATCCAGAAGGCCAATGCTCAGATCAAGCTCAAGCAATCTACCGGAGAAATCGACTGGGATCTTGAGGCAATCAAGGCTACTCAGCATTCCTGGCGCGACGAATATATTACATTGATATTCAGTATACCCATGTTGCTAGCCTTCTGCGGTGAAGGCGGGCGCAAGATTGTCGATGACGGCTTTGCTGCTTTGTCCACTATGCCAGACTGGTACCAAGTCAGCCTAGGCGCTGTGGTCGCAAGCTCACTAGGCATCAGGGCGGTCAGCAAGTTCTTTGGCGGCAAGAAATGAACGTCGTTGTCCCCTTCCCCGCGCTTAATGACATCGATGCCCAATGGCTAGAGCTTGAGCGGCAAAGACGTCTTGTGCGCGACCAAACGGCCTTAATCCATAATTCAAAGAAAGAGAGCAAAGATGACAATTGAGAACTTCGATCACTGCCTTGAAATGTTACTCGAACACGAAGGCGGCTTTACCTCAGATCCCCACGACCGTGGCAACAGGAACGGTGGCTCAACCATGTTGGGTGTGACTTCAGCCGTCTGGGAAAAGTGGACTGGTAAGCCCGCCGACCACGACACAATGAGGGCACTAGAACCCAAAGATATCGGCGAGATGTATCGTGCTTGGTATTGGGACGCTGTGAAGGGCGATGAACTCAAGGCAGGCCTCGATTGGTCCGCGTTTGACTGGTGTGTAAACTCAGGAGCCAAGCGCCCGAGCCGTGCGATGCAAAAGGCCTGCGGTGCCTCTCCTGATGGTGTCATTGGTCCCAAGACACTCGCTTTACTAGACAAAGAGGATGCCATGTTGACGATCAACAATGTACACAAACAACGTGAGGCTTTCTATCGCCGCCTAAGCGACTTTGATCGCTATGGCAGAGGATGGCTACGCCGAAACGACGAGACCCGCGACCAGGCACTCAAGATGGCTGCAGAGGGATCTAACTGATGTGGACCGCCATAGTGCTTGTCTGCACAGCCCTACCGACCCCTAGCTGCGTGAGCGGCGGGGGTCCAGCTTTCGCAACCGAGGAAGAATGCATTGAAAACTTTGCCGAAGTGGGCATCCCGCACCTTGTCCGCACGTATCCTAACTCGAAGATCGCAGGAGCCCGCTGCATAATGTGGGGACCGAATGATCTTAAAGACGATGTCGCATTATAATACTAAAGCTTAAGCACCGACTAGTATCGGTGTTTTTTCAACTTGGCGCAGGGGACATCAAAAGCGCGACCCCGACACGTACAACTTTACGTACAACTTTACTTACAACTTGGAATTGTGGGTACCGCTGTTAGCACTGGATCAAAGAAAACACTTGCAATCTCTGAGACGCACGATTATCTACGCAAATACAGGGCTGGACCCATGTATACTATTGATGGGCGACAGGCCGCAAGGTGTGGCAGGGGACTGTAACTCCCTCGCGGAGACGCACGCAGCGGAAGTTGTTGAAAACATTAGTATATATTGGGCCTCTCAGATTAACACTGGGTTGGGAGACCACGATATGACCAATGTCAACGCACGTAAATCAACTGTTACGATAGCAGACTTCGTTGCCACGCACTCACGTATCATTTGGGGCAACGGGCCTCACGAAAAGAAGTCCCTCGCGAAGATGCGGAGGTTCTGCGCCTTCTCTGACTACGGAAGTCAATTACTTGACTCTTTCAGATCTCAGCATATCTATGAGTTCATGGCTCATATTGAAACTGAGCAGACGCCGCGAAAGCCCAATGGATGTTCACCAGCAACAACGAATCGGTACGTCGCCTGTCTGTCTGCTGTCTTTAAACACGCGGAAGAAATGGGTCTCATACAGCAGGCACCCCGCGTTAAGTTCCGTAAGATTGGTAAGCATGAGCAGCACAAGCGCCGGTTCCTGAGTGACCGCGAGTTGGATGCTTTGCTTAAGTTCTTAGATTGGCCGAGAGAGTTGTGCAGAGGGACGAACAACCTGCCAGAAGACTACCGCTTTGTGCGAGAGTTTGTCATCATAGGCATCAACACAGGCATGCGTCTCGGCGAGATACGGTCCCTCGATCCCGACAACATCGAACACGATGAAAACGGTGCGTGGCTGGTGCTAGAGCAAACCAAGAACGGCGATGACCGGCGTGTGCCTGCCAACGGCGCGGTGCTTGAGGCTTTAGCAAAGCTCGACAATCGGCCTGCTTTGCACTTCCGCGAACATCCGTTTTACGACGCTATGAGGGCCGCACGTCAGGCCATCGCACCAAATGATACATCGTTTGTCTTTCACAGTCTGCGGCACACAGCGGCTAGTACGATGGCAAATGATCTGCAGATCAACACGATACTTATCGCACGTCTCCTAGGGCATAAGTCGCTCAAGACCACCGACGGTTACGTGCATATCAAGGGAGACGCGGCGGCGGATGTCGGCGCTCAAATGGGAAGAAGGTTTAGCAACAATAGCAGAAACACATAAAACGGGAGATAGTAACATGGTTAACGATTATCAAAGGACCGGCGACACCTCGCATCAAGGATGGTCAAAGGACGTCAAAGCGTGGGAAGATGCTAACATTGTAGCACCGGCTCTCGAAGGAAACGTCGGCCAAGGCAGCGTCGGCGTGGCACCAGTCTCGTCATGGCTTAACCCAAACAAAGCCCCACCAGCCCCTCTCTTCGATATCCAAGTTGCACGGGAACAACAGATGGCCGACGAAGGTCACGACAGATACATCAGCAGGCAGGCATCACAGGCAGGAGCGAAGTACGATCAAGACGGCAACCTGACAGGTGTCGCAGCGTACTCTAAAGCAAACGAACCCCACAGATTGATCGAAGGCGTTGTCGGCCACGTAGCGCAGGCAATCCAAGACAGCTTGCGCCAGGCTATTGCAGGAGCCGGTGCGCCTCCGCTTTGGGTGAAGATAGCTAAAGACATAGACGCACCTGAGACCTTGGCGTTTATAGGTCTAAGCACCATGATGGACGCAGTAGGCTCTCAAGGATCACTCACGTCAGGCATAGACAGCATTGGCTTTCGCATTTCCAAAGCTATCGAGCACCAAGCGTGGTGGGCTGAGTTCCTTGCCTTTGACAAGGTCATGGCGAAGCGGGTTGAGGCGCAGGTCACTAAAGCTCACAGCGCACTGAGGTACCGTCAGAAGGCCATCAGACACATTGCTACCAAGGAGGGCTACAGACCTTCGGCTATGCTGGCCTCGCACTCTAAGCTGCGAAAGAAAGACCGCGCTGTCATTGGCACCTTTGTGATCAACAGCGTGCTCAGCAGCACTGATATCTTCCAAGTCACGACCGAATATGTGTCGGCAACGAAGTCGAAGCGGTTCATCGATCTGACACCCGAGGCTCGGCAACTCTTGGAAGACAACGACATGGATGCTCGGTGGATGGCCCCAGTATACCAGCCTATGGTCGTACCACCGATCCCTTGGACGACGTTTACCGATGGCGGCTACCTCACGGACCTAAGTGCAGGCGGTGACATCAACTTGGTACGCGGTGCTACCGGCGCTCAGAGACGCGCCGTCGAGGCCGACATGGCCGCATCGAAGCATCGAAGCAAAGGCACCAGCTTACGTAAGGGCTGTCAATGCCCTACAAGCAACACCGCTTAAAATAAACGACACTGTGGTCGATGCGGTACAATGGTGCTGGGACGAGGCCAAGATGTTCTCTAATTTCCCAGCAGCCGAAGCACCTGCGCGACCTGTGTTACCCGACGACTACGAAGGCCTGGGCGACAAGGTCAAGTCTCAGCATCGCGCTGGTTTACGCAAGTGGCACTTAAAGCGTCGGGAGGTCGTGGCAAACCGCCACTGTATGAACAGCGACCTTAAGACTGCGCGAGATATGCAATCTTACGACCAGTTCTACACCCCGTGGAACATGGACTTCCGCGGCCGCATGTACATGCTCTCGACGTTCAATTACCACCGCGCTGACCACATCAAAGCGATGTTTCAGTTTGCTCGGGGCAAGGCCGTCACAGATCCGAAGTGGATCAAGGTCCACCTCGCCAACTGCGGTGACTTTGACAAAATCAGCAAGAAGTCTTTCGAGGACCGCGTAGCTTGGGTCGATGAAAACCACGATCAACTCATTGCTTGCGCCGAGGATTACAAAGCCAGCTTTGGTGACTGGTCTCGCGCCGATAAGCCGTTCCAGTTCTTGGCTGCTTGCGTGGTTTACGCTGAGTACTGCGATCACGGCGCAGGCTACGTGTGTCACTTGCCTCCGAGCTTGGACGGTACAAACTCAGGCACTCAGCACTATGCTGCCGCCACCCTTAACGCTGTCGATGGATACCTCGTCAACTTAGTTCCTGACGACGCCTGTCAGGATGTTTATGCGGTCGTAGCCAAGGCGGTCGAAGAGCGCGTCAAGCAAGACCTGACGAGTGACAAGACGCTGCCCTACGCTATCAAGACCGACAGGGATGGCAACGTGATCGAGCGTGGCTACACGCCGACGCTTGGCGACCTCGCAAGGTTGTGGCTGGACTTTGGCATCACGCGCACGGTCTGCAAAAGGTCCACAATGACCTTCGGCTATAGCAGCAATCAAAACGGAATGTACGACCAGCTAATGGAAGATTTCATGGTCCCACTTGAGCGCAAAGCTGCGTACAGGGAGATCAAGAAGCACCCCTTTGGCGATGACCATGTCCAGCGAGACGCTGCTCGGTACCTTGCGAACATCCAGTACGAGACGATCAGGGAGACACTCAAGTCTGTCTCAGGAGCAATGGATTATCTGCGCGGACTTTCAGAGGCATTGAGCAAAGAGAACAAGGTTATGCGCTCGACATCAGCCTCTGGCTTTCCGGTGTTTCAGCGTTATCAAAAGACCAAGCGTATGAGGGTGCGCGTGTTTCTTTGGGACAGGGAAGCAAAGATCTACAAGCGGTCCCAGATAACAATGGTCGAAGATAAGCACGGCGAGATTGACAGTCGCAAGGCATCCAATGCTGTAAGTCCAAATCTCATACATGCCGCTGACGCAGCACACATGGCGCTGACGATCTGCGCGATGTTGGACAAAGGCATCACAGACTTCTTTATGATCCACGACTCATTCGCGACCCAAGCTGCCGACACTGACACAATGTATCACTTAGTACGGCAGGTCTTCGTCGATATTTATGGTGGCTCTTGCTTCTTTGAGAAACTTGAGACCGAGGTGCGAGAGCAGCTAGCCAATGCTGATGCCAAGCTTGAGACACCTATGCCTGTCAAAGGCGACTTAGACATCAACGGAGTGCTCGAAAGCCGCTACTGCTTTAGTTGATCACTCGACAACCTTGAATTGTGGGTACCGCTACAGACACCAATGTCTGCGAAAGGAACCCACGATCATGGCTACCAAGATAAACTTTAGGACAAACGAGGGTCGCGCTCGTTACCCCCGTTTGACGCAAGCTGACGACCTAGATGATAAGTATAAAACTGGGCTAATTATGTCGCACGAAGATGCAAAGCCACTGATGGCTATGTGTCGCGAGGCTGGCACAGATGCATTTGGGCCAAAGAGCCTAGATAGTCTTAAGATGCCTTTCAAAGTCGATGACGAGACTGGCGACGTAATCTTCACGATGAAGACTAAGTATGAGCCCAAGTTCGTCGATGCGGCTACGACGCCCATCCACTTTGCCGATGCTCCGCAAATACACTCTGGATCTCGTCTCAAGTGCGTAGGGACTATAGGCGAGTGGGAGATGTCGAAAGTGAATCGAGGCATCAATCTCAACTTAAACAAAGTGCAAATCATCGAACTAAGTGATGGCAGTTATGACGATGAGGATGACGGCCTCGACGCTGTCGAAGGTGGCTTTGTCGCTTCGAAGTCTAAGCGTAGCAATTCTGCGCCAACCAACGAAGACCTAGGCGGTGATGGCATCCCAGACGATGACCTTTCGGACTTCTAGTCGTCGCTCAGGCAAGCGAAGAAAGCCTAGCAATGGCATTAAGCATGGTTATCGCAGTGGTCTAGAGGCAAAAGTCGCCGACCAGATAACCCAAGCTGGATTGCCCGTCATGTTTGAGACTGACAAGGTCTCTTACGTCGTCCCGCAAAGGAGTGCCAAGTACACTCCAGACTTCAAGCTGCTGAAGAAAGACGGCGGCTTTATCTACATCGAAACCAAAGGATTATGGCCCGTTGAAGCTCGACAGAAACACCTTCTAATCAAGGATCAATCTCCCGACCTCGATATACGCTTTGTCTTCAGCAATCAGAGGGCAAAGCTATACAAAGGGTCCCCGACCACATACGCCGCGTACTGCGAAAAGCATGGGTGGAAGTATGCACACAGGTGGATTCCTGACGACTGGCTGGCTGAGTGCCAAATGCCAGAATAAGCGAGAGCGGGGGGCTGCTGGGAAACTGGTGGCCCCTTTTACATTTAGTTACTATGGGAAACTGACAATGATAACCTTAGATACACTTAATGGCACGGCGTCTGATATCGCATTTAGCCATTTGATGATGATTATTAGGCACCAGCCGAAGCAAAGTGCAAACTCTCTGCTGATGATTGCTGCGTGCCTTGCAGCAAACAGACCTTTGGCACTACGAGAGCTACGCCAGATGCTTGATTTGACGCCAATGGATGTCGGGCGTCTTGCACGACTAAGCCCCCTGCTGACATTGACAAAGCACCCGACTCATAAATGTAGGAAGAATGTGACCTTATCCCTGCAGGGTGAAGATTTGAAAGAGGCACTGCTTGAAGATGACCCGAGCATCATGCGGGGCTACATTGACAAGGCTGCGACAGCCGCCACTGAGATAGGCGCGTCAGGCCGCATTAACAAAGAGCGTCTGCCCAAGCACGTCCAAGCATACATCGCCTCTCTAGAGGCAAAGGTCGCTGCATAATACACACACGGGGGCTGGCTCACGCTGGCCCCTGCCACATTGTGGTTGGGAGACCGAGCTATGACTATTCATCATCAGCAACAAGAGAGTACCAGCGAGTTCGTCGCCCACGTCCCATGCGAGGCGTGTGGTTCTCGCGACAACGCTGGTATCTACACCGATGGTCACACCTACTGCTTTGGCTGTGCAGAGCACGTACAAGGAGACGCTGAGAGGGTGTCTGTGTTGCCGTCTAAGTCTCAGGCACACTTACCCCTGATCGAAGGCGACTACCGGCCTCTCAGAGCACGAGGATTAACCGAAGAAACGTGTCGCAAGTTTGGCTACCAAGTCGGCAAAAACAACCAAGGCAAGACTGTGCAAATAGCGACGTACCGTGACAGCGCCGGTCGCCCAGTCGCTCAGAAACTGCGTACCAAGGACAAGCAGTTTTCGGTTGTAGGCGACGGCAAAGCAATGACCCTGTTCGGCAGTCATTTGTGGTCGAAGGGCCGAAAGATCGTGGTGTGCGAAGGCGAGATTGACGCGATGACCGTGTCGCAGATCCAAGGCCACAAGTGGGCCACCGTATCAATTCCCAGCGGTTCACAGTCCGCAAAGAAATCACTCATGAAGGCGCTCGACTACCTTAGCAATTTCGATGAAATCGTGCTGATGTTTGACGCTGACGAGGCTGGGCAATCAGCGGCCCTTGATTGTGCCGAAGCTTTACCAATCGGCAAGGTAAAGATTGCCACTATGCCTTTGGGTTTCAAAGATCCAAATGATTGTATGCTTGGAGGCAAAAGCGCAGAGTTAATTAACGCAATACATCAGGCAAATGACTTCCGACCTGATGGTATCGTGAGTGCTGCGGATCTGCGTGACATTGTTGGCGAAGCAGATGCCAAGGCCGAGATAGAATACCCGTACCAAAAGCTCAACGATTTGCTGATGGGCATCCGTACCTCGTCTTTGATTACTATAGCGGCAGGCTCGGGTGTCGGGAAGTCTACGCTGGTGCGTGAGTTCGCCTACGCGATCCACCAGAGCGGCAAAGCTGGCCCTGTTGGCATGATGATGCTTGAGGAAACGACGAAGCGCAGCCTGCAAGGCCTTGTCGGACTTCACATGAACAAGAACATCACGGTAGACCCAGACGCTGCGACCCGCGAAGAGATCGAGGCCAGCTTCGACAGCTTAGTGCAGAAGCAGCAAGTGTACTTCTTTGATCACTTTGGCGGCTCAGACCTGCAGGTTTTAAGCAACCGCATTCGCTACATGAACAAGGGGCTTGGTTGCAAGGTTATATTCCTTGACCATATCTCGCTGTTAATCTCAGCGGCGACGGGCGGGGTGACTGATGAGCGCCGTCTGATCGATCAGATAATGAATGATCTACGTGTCTTAGTTCAAGAGCTAGACATCGCTCTGTTCGTTGTGAGCCACCTGAGACGACCACAGTCCGAAGCAGGCCACGAGGGCGGGGCTAAGGTCCAGCTAAGTCAGCTACGTGGCAGTCACGCGATTGCACAGCTTGCTGATGCCTGCATAGGCCTAGAGGTCGATGCCGAGGACCCAACAGCGGGGCTCAGGAACTTGGTTGTACTAAAGAACCGCCACACTGGCTCAGTCGGTTACGCAGGATCTCTGCGTTATGACATGGCTAGTGGGCGGCTCAGTGAGGTTGATGCTGAGTTTGATAGCGACGTGCCTTTTTAAAACCCAACTAGCAGAAACTTTTCTTAGGGTTGGGATTTTGACACTTAGTTGGGAGATTATAACGATGAGCACTTATGCTTCGCGATCCAAAAGATTTGCCTTTGACCTAGAAAGCAACGGCCTCCTCGACACCATCAACCGCATACACTGCCTAGTCCTGAGAGACCTTGACTCAGGCCGTGTGCAGACCTTTGACATCCGCGACAGGGACGCCCTGTGTCGGGGCCTGCGCTACCTCCAAGAGGCAGATGAGATCGTCGGCCACAACATCATAGGCTACGATATACCGGCGATCCAGATCGTGCACCCTTGGTTCAAGCCGAAAGGCAAAGTCACCGACACGTTGGTGCTCTCGCGCCTGATCCACGCCGACCTTATGGGCGAAGATGCTGCTACACAACGTAGCGTCGAGGACTTCCCTAAGCGCCTTTGGGGCTCACACAGCCTCAAGGCTTGGGGCCTGCGTATCGGCAACTTCAAAGATGACTATGACGGCGGCTGGGAGAAGTTCAGCGAAGAAATGCTGTCGTACTGCGTCCAAGACGTCAACGTCACTGTCGAGCTATATCACCGGCTGATGTCTGCCAATGCCTCGGAGAAGGCTGTGGATCTTGAGCACCAGCTTGCTGAGATCTGCTTTCGCATTGGTAACAACGGTTGGACTTTCGATCTCGGCAAGGCGGCGACTTTATATGCCAAGCTGGCAGGTAAGAGGCAGGAACTGACGAAGTCTCTCGATACGTTGTTTCCACCTTGGCAGGTCGCTGAGACCTTCATACCAGCCCGAAATAACAAGACGCGCGGCTACATCAAAGACGAGCCTTTCGAGAAAACCAAGATGGTTGAGTTTAACCCAAGCAGCAGGCGTCACATAGAGAAGTGCCTCCGAGACAAATACGATTGGAAGCCTAGGAAATTCACCGGCGACGGTCATGCCATGATCGATGACAAGATCTTAAGTGCTCTGACTGAATACCCCGAGGCGCAGAAGCTGGCTGAGATGTTCATGCTGCAAAAGCGCATTGGACAGCTAGCCGAGGGCAGGCAGGCGTGGATGAAGCGCGTCGATAGCGATGGTCGCATCAGGCATTCGATAGTCTCGGGAGGCACAATCTCTGGCCGCGCAAGCCATCGGTCGCCAAACCTTGCACAGGTGCCTGCCGCCCGTCTCCAGTACGGCCAAGAGTGCCGAGAGTTGTTCACAGTTCCCGATGGTTGGTTGCTGTTAGGAAGTGACCTTGCAGGCTTAGAATTGCGTTGCCTTGCCCATTACCTCAACGACGATGACTTCACTGCCCAGATCCTCGACGGCGACATCCACACCTATAATGCCAAGGCTTTCGGGGTAGACCGCCCAACTGCCAAGACCGTGGTCTACGCCATGATGTATGGAGCAGGAGATGCTCTGGTGGGCTCAGTGGCTGGCGGCAATGCTAAGCTCGGCAAGAAGCTCAAGGCCAACTATGCCCGCGAAGTGCCAGCGTTTGCTACGCTCCAGAAAGGCATCTCCCGCACCTTCAAGCGGCGTGGTTATCTCAGAGGCCTAGACCGGCGAAAGCTCATCATACGTGGCGGCTCAGAGCACAAGTGCCTTTCCCAGCTACTCCAGTCGGCGGGGGCCATTCTCTGCAAGAAGTGGGTCGCTCTGATCGACCACGAACTCAAGCAGATTAGCGATCAAGCTTACATGGTCGGCTGGATTCACGACGAAGTGCAGATTGCATGTAAAACACAGGAGGTCGCTGATCATGTCGGTGATATCACTCGAAGAGTGGCGCAAGAAGCAGGCGCTGCTTTCAAAACAAACATCCCCATCGAATCCGATTTTAGCGTTGGAAGAACTTGGGCTCACACCCACTGAGGTTGATGAGCAAATGGCGCACACGATGTCGATCTACATTGTCCTCGACCGTGCCCATCGTCGGCCTTTTTCCGTCAAATCCAGGTTCGCCCGAGAGGGTGCATTCTACGTAGGCATGGCCGCGTCGGAAGGCTGGATCACGACGGCTGCGGATGAACACCCGAGCAACGAACAGTGGGGCAACCACTGGGTAATAACTGAATCAGGCATAAGAATGCGGAGACAATTAGATGAAATACTCAGAGCAGTTACTAAGCAAGAAGATACTACTGATTGACGCCGACCTCTACCTATACAGAGCCTGCGCTGCCGCCGAGGAAGAGGTAGACTGGGGCGACGATCTTTGGTCGCTACAGACTGACCTCAAAGAGGCCAAGTCGATCTTCCAGAGGACGCTGCAGGAGGTCTGTGAAGCTCTCGATACGGCCAACTTCATCCTATGCTTTAGCGACCGCGACAACTTCCGCAAAGAGGTGCTGCCGTCGTACAAAGGTGGTCGCAAGAAGGTACGCAAGCCGGTGGGCTATGGGGCTGCGGTGCAGTGGGCACGAGACACCTACCTTTGGCACTCAGAGCCTTTCTTAGAAGCCGACGATATTATGGGCATTCTTGCGACTGCGCCTGACAGCAAAGGCATCATTGTCAGCGATGACAAGGACATGCTCACGCTGCCTGCCAAGCTCTACCGCCCCGTCTCAGGTGAGCACCACGACATCTCAGTCGCCGATGCTGATCGGGCGTTTCTTACGCAATCCCTGACTGGCGATCCGACCGATGGGTACATGGGATGCCCCCGCATCGGAGCAGTTACAGCAGCCAAGGTGCTTGGCCCACAGCCTCACTGGGATCTCGTGGTCGCCGCATACCTCAAGGCGGGGCTGACAGCAGCCGACGCTCTGCAGCAAGCAAGGTGCGCGAGAATACTGAGGTTCGAGGACTGGGACCAAGACACATCGACAATCAAACTATGGGAGCCAGAGAAGAGCAATGAACAAACAAGTTAAAGAGCACCACTTTGCTGGCGCAGCGCCTCACCCACTGAAGGGTGTCAAACTTACCGGATATTGGAAGCACCTTTTCAGCTACCGCAACAATGGCAGCAAGCTGGCACCGATGACCCGCGCAGAAGAGAGCGTATTTGCTCAACTCATAGCCGCTCATGAGGCTGACATATACAGGCCTGAGCCCGAGCCACGGCATTCGCTGACTGCAGTCACCAGAGAGGCCCGACTGCCGGTCCACAAGGCCGCTCTAAGGACCTATGAGCACATGCTGCTGATGGATCATCTAGGGGACACGGTAGCCAACGTCGCCACCAGCCAGCTTTGCGTCAAGCGTCACGTCGAGCACGTCTTTGACATCCTTAAAATGCGCGACTTCATCGAGCCAGCAGAGACCGAGGGCATGTGGCGTTTGACACCCAGAGGCAGGGCCAATTGCGGTCATGTGATCGATGCCAAGGAACGTGAGAGAGACGAGCGATACCTGCGCCAGAAGCATAAGCTGGGACCAAAGAAATGAGCATCATTAAATCACCGGATCACTACGCCAAGTGGTCCATAGAGCCGATCATTTTCATCATGAGCAATGGCATGAGCTTCTGGCGAGGCAATGTCATCAAGTACGTCGTTCGCGCAGGTAGCAAGCACTACGTCGGCATGACCCCAGACGAAAGCGAAATCACAGATCTCAAGAAGGCCCGTCGCTATATCGACATGCGCCTAAATCAGCTAGAAGGCAGACCAATCAATGAATAGTAACTACCTACCTACCGAGTTTCAGCGGTTCATCCACACGTCGCGCTATGCCAAGTTCATTGATGCCAAGCGTGAATCTTACCCTGAGACTGTCGGTCGGTACATCGACAACGTCGTGTTCAATGAGATTGGCGGGGACCATGAGAATACTCCGATCATTGAGGAGCTAGAGCAGGCGATCCTTGGGTGCGAGGTAATGCCCTCGATGCGTGCGCTGATGTGTGCAGGTCCGGCGTTAGATCGAAGCAACATTGCAGGCTTTAACTGCTCCTACACGCCTATCGACCACCCGCAGACGTTCTCCGAGGTGCTCTACATCTTACTCAATGGGACGGGGGTCGGCTTTAGCTGCGAACAGAAGTATGTCGATAGCTTGCCACAGGTGCCGCCGTTCATCATCGACGGGTCCGAGTTGATCATTGTCGAAGACAGCAAGGAAGGCTGGGCATATGCGTACCAAGACCTCATCAATCTACTGTGGATGGGCAGACAGCCTGACTGGGATCTCAGCCGTGTGAGGCCTGCCGGTGCCCCTCTTAAGACCTTTGGTGGACGTGCCTCGGGGCCTGAGCCGCTGCAGAAGCTCTTTGACCACACGGTCAAGATCTTCAAAGGCGCAGAGGGTCGCAAGTTGACACCAATCGAAGTTCACTCGCTGGTCTGCATGATAGGCCAAGTGGTGGTCGTAGGCGGTGTCAGACGGTCAGCTTTGATCAGTCTAAGCGATCTCGGAGACGATGACATGCGCGATGCTAAGTCAGGCGAGTGGTGGATCGACAACCAGCACTTTGCGCTGTCGAACAACTCGGTCGCTTATGAGCACACGCCCACCTCGACAGAGTTCATGGAAGAGTGGCTGTCGCTGGCTAAGAGTGGCTCAGGTGAGCGTGGCATCTTCAATCGCGAAGCAGCCCAGCGACATGCAGAGATGATCGGTCGCGACCATAACAATGAATTTGGGACAAACCCCTGCAGCGAGATCGTGCTACGTGGGCAGCGCATTGATCCCGAGACAGGCAAGGGCATACCGGCGACAGGCGGTCAGTTCTGCAACCTCAC